TTGCAATTGTGTATTGAGCTGGAGTCATGCAATGTGGATCTAACATATTGTACCTTTCACTTGTTATATATCTAATATAATTATTCTTTCAAAAATGTCAATAGCTACTCGTCACTTTTTTCACTTTTTTCTTCTTTTAATGCAGAAATAGTTTTGTTGAGGGAGATCACTTCTCCCTCAAGCTGTGTTATCTTTTGCTTTAGCGCATTATTTTGATTCCACATATTTTGATCCATGGATTGTACTTCGCCATAGATTACAAATACTACAGCACCAATAAATCCTATAATCATGAATATTGCTATTTCCATTAACAGTCTCCACTAGCATCCCAGACCCATTTACAATATTTATATTTTGGACCAAAGATTACTACATCTTTATCACCAACTTCAGTAAAGACTCTATCGTCATAATCTTTGTGGATGATTACTGGTCCACCCCAGATACGATAAGCTCTTACGTACTCATCGCCTCTGAATCCTACATAGTGTACAGCTCGCATATTAATCCTCCTATGAGAAGAATTACTCCTCCGTATAGAATTCCTTTTAATAAGACATAAGTCACAAGATCATGCATAATAAACTCCTTTACTCAACGCCGCTGTTCATCGACGTGATTGTCTGGGAGAGTTTAGGCCCGGTCCCCTCATCTCCACGACGCTGAGTAAAAGAGCCTATTGGCTCTCAGACATTTTCTTATATTCTTCTTGCCAGATCTTAGTAGTATCTGCGGCGCCTTTATTAGCACCTACCATCCAACCCATAAGGAAAGACAGTGCACACATTAACAAAATCTCAATTACCATAAACATTCCAATTGTCATATTAGTCTCCTATTCTACAATTTCTAAACCAGTGAACCCTTCTTGAGTCCAACCACGTGCTACCGCATGATCATAAACAATTTTCCAATATGCTATGTTTGGCCACATCCCATTCTCAACACCCCATTGTTTCATGTCACGCTGAACCATAATAGACTGCTCACCTTGTACAGGCATTGGATTGATACGATCTACTTCTTCAAAGATTAAATCTGTTGAATTTGGCATAGACATTACGCTACCTCCGCTACACAGTTAGGAACTTCACCTTCACGATCTTGACCAAGAATACCAGTGATAAGATCTTCACGGTTATACTCAAGATTGATAGTGCGGATAGAACCCCACTTCCAAAGACCACGATCATCAACTTCATTATAAAGTTGCTTATGGCGAATGTCTGCTTCTTTAGCACATTCGAACAATTCAATTACAAAATCGCCTTTAGCGTTATTTGCTTGTACTTGCCACTTATATTCCATAACCATTCTCCTTAAGCTTCTAGGTTGTCAGCCAAAACGTCAAAACATTCGATGATATATTCAGAAGCATAAAACATGCGAAGATCCATAAACATATCAGATTCAACAAAGTTCCAATTGATTTCACCGCTTTGGATGTTTTCATTGTTTTCAACAGCACGGTTGAAAGATTCGATAACATCGTTTTTGATTGCTGATCCATTTGGTAGTAACATGTTGATTCTCCGTTATTCCTTATATATCTAATATAAGTCTTTTAACAGCAAATGTCAACCGTTTTGTGAAAAAAAGTTTGTTTTAAAAACAATTAGTTATGATTTTTTTTCAAGTTTTTTACGTGACGGCTATGTATTTTACAACCTATAAACTCATTATAGTAGTCGTCTGACAATAAAACTTCTTTGTCGAATTGTTCTTTGGCTTCGAGATAACTCATCTCGCCTTTAGTATTACAAAGGTAGATAATTTCTCGATTAAAATTAGATGGGCCTTTTTCTTCTACCAGCATTTTTACTTCTTCAGAAGATCCATAGTAATCCATCCAATCAGATTCTAGAATTTTAGTTCTTTTCCGCTTTTGGCCTTTAAGCGGAGGAAGCTTCCTCGTTGATCGAAAAAGCTTCTTTCCAATATATTTTTTATTATTGCTCAAATCAGTAATACAATAAACATAACCAATATAATCACCGATCATATCACTGGTGAACTCTTTGTCACCATAATACCACATTATTCCCAGTCATCATCCTCATAGATATCGTCTAATTCGTCGTCTTCTTCATATAGTTCTTCACCACAAAATGGGCAAAAGACAACTTCATCGTCTTCATCTTCCGTTGTTACTGTAAACTCAGTATCGCAAAACAAACACTGATCTTCATGCCTTAAGCCCATTAATGTTTCTCCTTATACAGATCTTGTTTTATAATAAGAACGATATATTTCAAATAGTTCTACTTGATCTAACGCTTCTTGGATTATATATTCATCACGCTTATGATTCTTCTCAGCAATAATCATTGCATCCTCTTTGCGTGGTGACATTCCAATAAGCTCACCTTCTTTATTACGTGTAACCCACATTATGTCCTATTGCCTCTTAATGCAAAGAATAATCCACCAACCCACAGCATTACGTGGAAGTGATCGTAAAGCAATACGTCGAGAAAGCTAGTTGGTTGGCTTACCCAGATTACACCAGTCATAATACTACAAATAGTAATACCACTAAATCGCGTAAGCAAATCCCCGAAATCATTAATAAAGTAATCCCACAACTTTAATCCAAGTAATCCACCAACAATAAGACCAAGTCCAGCACCAATCTCTCCGTATACTACAAACCACCAGACCAGCGATGGTAATTCCATCGCAGCTGCATCTTCCACACTAAAGGGTAACTTACTAATTCCTTGTTGCAAAAATACAACAATAAGAGGAATACGCAATAACCAGTGGCTTAAACAGAATTCTGGTATTTTAGAAAGTAATTTCACATGCACCTCCAACACATGCTGCAGAACCAATAGTGTCTACATCTGTAAACTTCTTAGTTTCAAGTTGAGCAGCAAAGTCAATTGGCTGAATGTTTTGCTGAATCTTTGTCCACTTGTGCAATAGGAACACATCTTTCAAACAATACTCTGCATCTTTCATATCACCCATAAAGTAATTGTCTGCAAACTTTTTGAAACGACGAATCCACTCAGCTCTCAAATCAGAGATTTCTCCACGATGCTCTTCTGGCAATTGAGCAACTGAAGTAGCTTCCCACAAATCATTGAATCCTTTACGAGTATCTACAATAAGACCTGCTGCAAACAATGCGGCTTTACCATATTTATTCACAATTTGATCTTCAGTTAATACTTCGGTCATAGGTGCTTGGTTAAAGTCTTTGTCACCAGATCCACCAAGGAATGAGATGCCGGCATAATATCCACGATTCTCATAAACATAATCTTCTACTTCTTTCCACTGATGATCTTGTACTGTAACAGTATTAGACACGTTGTGGCGTAGTTTTGGATGAGCGCAACGCTTTTCATTTGTACCTGCTTCTACCCAGTTTTGCTGGACCAACTTAACTTTCTCAAGAAGATCTTTACCATATAGTTCTTCACGATATAGAGAACCTTCAGGCGAAATAATTGGGAATCCAACAACATAGTCAGTTTTACCTGCAGACCATACTGACTCTTCTACCATGTAAGGATTAGTGTCTGCAATTAATTGAGCAACTTCAGATTCTTTGTTTAGCTGTACATGGCGAATATAGCGAGGGCTATGCTCGGCATGAATACCGCTAGCAGTTTGTAGTAATACTGAAGCGTTTCCAGATGGTTTGACGCAAGTTGTTCTGGCCGCTGGATTGATTCCAATGAGCTTTGCAACGGTTTCATTAATTTGTTTGACAATCTTAGCTCCTTCACGCTGGATAGTTTCATCAAGTAATACATCGGGATTATTCATCCAGCCAGTAATAGATACACCTAACAAAGCTTCACGCTCAAAGATACGCTTTGAAGCTTCTGAGATATAATTGAAATTTGTGTAACCAGCTTGCAATGTACCCATAATAGAAGCTGCGCGACATGCTTTAAAGAACTCTTCTTTTGTAGTACACTTACCACCATTGATCTCAGTTAGGTTACAACCCTGCCAACCAGACTCACCGTCGATCTGTGGATACATTCCAATCTCAACACACGGGTTTGTAGTAAAGTCACGGTCTTCTACAAAGTAAAATCCTGGCTCACCGAATTGTTTAATTGATGTCATTAGTTTTGAGAATTCTTCTTTTGAGATCTCGTTACGTACAATCACTGCTGAGTTAT